TCAGGCTGCCAGATCATCGTTTCCGATGGAAGCATAATAAGCTTTTTCTGCTTCTGCCGGAGGAGTATGGCCCAGCCTTCCCAGCAATCGTCGATTGTTATACCAGTCCACCCACGTGAGTGTGGCCAGCTCCACTTCTGTCCGGTTTTTCCAGCTCTTACGGTGTATTACCTCCGCTTTGTAAAGGCCATTGATGCTCTCCGCCATCGCGTTGTCATACGAGTCACCAGTACTTCCTGTTGATGCCAGTAATCCGGCTTCCTTAAGCCGCTGTGTGTAGGCCAGCGATACATACTGAGAACCTTTATCACTGTGATGGACTGTGCCGGACGGTCGACGGGCCCATAACGCCTGCTCCAGAGCATCCAGCACGAATGTCGTTTCCATAGACGATGAGACCCGCCACCCCACGATGTATCCGGCAAACACATCAATGATGAACGCCACATAGACGACCCCCTGCCATGTGCTGACGTAAGTAAAATCAGCCACCCACAACTGGTCAGGACGTTCTGCCACAAACTGACGGTTTACGCGGTCGCCTGCGGCAACGGCTTTCCGGCTGACGGTAGTGCGGACCTTTTTACCCCGGAGAACACCGGCAAGTCCCATAACCGCCATGAGGCGCGCCACTGTACATCTGGCTACCCTGATTCCTTCCCGTAACAACTGACGCCAGACTTTACGCACACCGTATACCTGATGATTCCCATCGTATACGCGCAGTATCTCTTTCTTCAGCCAGTCATCGCGCTGCGCACGGGCACTGCGTTTATCAGGATGATGTCGCTGTTGCTGACAGTGGTAATACGTTGACGGGGCAATATGTAGTTCACTGCATACCGGTCCGACCCCGTACAGCTTACGCAGCTTATCCAGCAGTGGCATCACTTTTTCCAGAGGCGGTCGAACTCCGCCTTCGCAAAATAAGCGGAAGCCTGGCGAAGGATATCGTTACTGCGGCGCAGTTCACGATTTTCACGTTCCAGCTCTTTCAGACGCTGACGTTCAGCGGTGGTGAGCCCGCCATCACCGCCTCCGGTATCCCGCTCATGCTGGCGTACCCAGACACGCAGAGTCTCCGGTGTACAGTCAATCTTTGGGGCAATGGAACAAATTGCCGCCCACTGTGAGTCATATTCGCCCTGACTTTCCAGAACCATACGAATCGCCCTCTGACGGACTTCGGGGGAAAAACGAGTATTTTTAGTCATCCTGTTTACCTCTTTCTCAGGGAGTTTAGTCTCCAGGATTCCCGGGGCGGTTCAGTAAGAACGCCGCAAACTCCGCTCCCCAGAAGCTCATCCGTATTTCACACAGCGAACCGTGTAGCATCCAGATGATGAGGATTACCGTCACGCAGAACGTGATGGCCGTAAGCGATTTTTGCGACATAGCGCTTGCTCCTTTGTTGGAGAGGCGCTAACCTATCACTTGCTTAAGGTAGATATGTTAGGGCCTCGGTTAAACAGAAATGTTTTCCGGGGCCTTTCCACATCTGGCCTTCGGGTATTCCCTCCGACCATCAGCCGAAAGGCACCCGCGCGTAATCTATCGCTTTTTTGTTACTCCGGCAATTCTGCCTGTTAATTCTGAGGTAAAGGCAAACTCATCTGATTGTTTCCCCTGTGTGAAGCTGGCAGCTCATGCCACGGGATACCTTCTGAAGAGTGAACGCCGGAGGTGTGTTTTGATGTGAATTTATGGAAAGCTTCCAGTGTTGAGAAGCATACGCCGCATTCCAGGTTGTTACACTGGTAATACTTTTGCCGCACGGTGTTTGAATCATTTTCCGGACGACTGGTGCGGATACGGGCAGATGCGCCACAAAGCGGACAACGGAACATAGCGACCTCCCTTAACGTGGTGCTGCTGCTATTCTAAGTTGCTCACTCTGTTTCTGCTATCCATTCCGGGATTTTTGCCTCAAGCTCAAGCTGCGTGGTAAAGCCGCTGTTATCGATGGTGTGCTCGGCTTTTGCAATAATCCAGTCCTGATTATCAATCTCGCTTTTAAATCCTGTTACCGTGCCATGCATTTCGGGGTAGAGTTCTGCACGACCACATGCCAGCGTGATGGAGAATGATGCGGCTCCGCGTTGTAGCTGCTGCCACTTTGCCGCCGCTGCGCGTCTTGCTGCCTGCTCGTTCTGATAAGTCTTGCGTAACACAAACACATTGCCTTCCGCGCCTTCCATATAATCACCTTCGCGGCTGCTGCTTTTCTCCTTTTTGGGTTTTGGCGGTTTGCGGTGTTTCACGCTGACTTTTTTCTTTTTCCCGTAATTAAGATCAAGCCAGTAAGCGCGTACCCCCGTATACGCTTCGCGGTCAGCAATGCGGAACTGATGGCGATCGCCACTGCTGCGCGTGATGGCGAACGATGGCAACGGCTGGCCCTGTGCGTTCACGCCACCGCCTGGCATAATGAATAACAGATTACCGCTTTTTACCGTGGTGATTGCGCCCAGCATTTCCGCCATGCGCGTAAGGAAGGACATGTCGCTTTCTTCGGTCTGGTCGGCGTGGTCGATTTCGATATCCATCAGCATTTCGCTGATTTGCGGTTTCAGACCATACCGATGAGCGATGGCGGATACCACACGCTCAACGGTCACATCATGCCAGGACACCTCACGTTTAACGTTAAATTCATCCCGAAAATCTGCGCTTCTGGCTGAAACAGTCAGCCTGTCCGGCGGTCCTTCGTGAGCGATTTCATCAACAATGTAAGTGCCTTTTTCTGTCAGCGGTTCTCCTTTCCAGCCAATGAGAACCGTCAGGCGCGCGCCCCGTGGCGGTAGCTGCAACTGACCATCCGCATCATCCAGCGTGATGGTGAGCTGGTCCGCGTCAAATCCCCGGTTGTCGGTCAGTGACAGGCTCATCAGGCGCTCTGCCACGCCTGACAGCGTTTTACCCTCCGCGAGAATATCAAAATCCGGCATTTTCACGGGGTCTGTGCCCTGACTGAGCAATTGCATGGTGGTATCGGTCATCTGTTCCCTCCCTGTGCGGCATGGTCGCATGTGCGTGCGGAGGGGGTTACTGCTTTTTGTTGTCGCCGGATCGGGAGAACGGCACAGGGGTGAGATTACGCGCGTGGTGGGTGATGATTGTTGCCGAATCATTTAACGGATACAAGGGGCTAAAGCTATGAGTGAAACTCGTTTTCATGGTGCCCGTGTTACGGAAAATACCGACCTGGTAACAGCGATTAACGATGTTGATTCCAGCGTTATCGGTATCGTGGCAACGGCGGATGATGCGGACGCGAAGCTGTTCCCGCTGAACAAGCCCACACTGCTGACCCGCGTCAATGACGTGCTGGGAAAATGCGGGACAACGGGGACGCTTTATCGTGCGCTTAAGGCCATCGCAGACCAGGTGAGCACAAAGGTGATCGTCGTTCGCGTGGCTGAACACAAAGAAGAAGACGGAAAGACGCAGGATCAACTGGTTATCGGTGGTTCTGAATCTGACGGCAGCTATACGGGGATGTATGCGCTGCTTGTTGCAGAGCAGGATGAAAGCATCGGATACCGTCCGCGTATTCTGGCCGCGCCGGAGCTGGACACGGAGGCGGTGACAAAATCCCTGTGCGTGATTGCGGGTAAACTGCGCGCGTTTGTGTATGCCTCATGTCACGGCTGTAACACGATGGCTGAGGTGATTACCTACCGCCAGAAATTCAACGAACGTGAGGTGATGCTCTTATGGCCGGACTTCATCGCCTACAACCCGAAAAGTGGCAAAAACGAAACGTTCCCCGCGCCTGCCTATGCGTGCGGCCTTCGTGCGTACATTGACCATGAGCAGGGATGGCACAAATCACTGTCCAACGTTCCGGTTAAAAATGTGCTGGGGATGTCCAGGCATGTGTTCTGGTCGTTGCAGGCCGAAGACAGCGATGCCAACAGCCTCAACAACAAAGAAATCACGACCATTATTCGTCGCAACGGGTTCCGCTTCTGGGGCAACCGCACACCGGAAACGAACGCCTACATCTTTGAGGTGTATACCCGAACCGCACAGGTGCTGGCTGATTCAATTGCGGAAGCGCAGTTTGAAACCATCGACAGTCCACTGACGCCTGCGAACGTGAAAGATGTTATCAGTGCCATCAGGGCAAAACTGGATTCACTGGTTACTGCCGGGAAACTGATTGGGGCGTCGTGCTGGTATGACGTGGTGGATAACGGCACCACGAATTTACGTCAGGGGCGTGTGCGTATTCGCTACAAATATACGCCTGTTCCCCCGCTGGAAGACATGGAGCTTTACCAGTCGTTTACTGATGAATTCTTTGGTCCCGCATTTGCGGTGCTGGGAGGTGTCTGATGGCTGTACCAAAACATCTTCGCTTTTTTACGCTGTTTGTGGATGGTGAAAACGAAGTGGGTAAGGTGACGTCCGTCACCCTGCCTAAACTGACGCGCAAAACCGACAGCTATCGTGGTGGTGGCATGATGGGGGCGGTAAGTATTGATCTCGGTCTGGACGACTCCGCGCTTGATGCGAGTTTTGTTATGGGGGGAGCTGTTCGTGCGCTGTTCCTTAAATATGGCGGCACGATTGACGGCACGCTGCTGCGTTTTGCGGGTGAATACTACACCGATGCAGAAAGCGATCTGTATGAAATCGAGATGCGCGGACGTGTGACGGAAATTGATATGGGGGAAGCCAAACAGGGCGAAGCCACATCACACACTTACGCCATTAAAAACACCTACTACAAGCTGAGTGTTAACGATCGCCCGTTGTGGGAGATTGACCTGCTGAACTTCATTTACCGGAAGGACGGCAAGGACATTGTGCCCGATCGCATCCGTTCCGCGCTTGGGCTTGGCTGATAAGTAATATGCAGGCGGCGCAGTGCGTCGCCTCTGACTGAAAGGAGTTTCCTGATGAAAGAGACGAAAAACATCGATACCGAAAACACGGTCGTTGCTGACACTGTGAAAGAAACCAGTGAGCGTGGCGTAAAACTTACCCAACCAATTGAGCGAGGCGGCGAAAAAATCACGTATGTGGAGATCACCGGAGCTATTGAGCAGGCTGGATCTCTGCGAGATTTGTCGCTGTCTGATGTGCTGAATCTGAAAGCGGAATCCATGTTTACGCTGCTGTCACGCGTGACATCACCGCGACTGGATGAAGTGACGATCAAAAAAATGGCATCCCGTGACTTTATTCAGTTATGTGCGGTTGCCGTAAATTTTTTGAGCGGTGCGGACTCTGGCGGGAAGAACGAACAGGCGACGGAAGCCTGATCACGATTGTGTGCTTTGAGCACATAGAAGACTTTGTGGCAGATATTGCCGTTATTTTTAACTGGTCGCCCGCCGAAATCTTCATGATGACGCCCGGCGAAGTGGTTAGCTGGCGTGAGCGGGCGGCACTTCGCAGCGGGAGTGCAGACAATGAAGACTCTTGATATCCGGGTCGCTTTCAGCGCCGTTGACAGGCTGACCCGGCCTGCCGAAAACGCCCGCCGCCTGATGGGGCAGTTTGGTGACTCCATCCAGCGAACGCAGGGGGCGATCAAAAATCTCGAGCGTCAGGCGCGTTCATTTGAGCGCGCCCGCGACGCTGTCAGTAAAGCGGATGCGGGTATCGTGAAAGCACGACGCCAGCTTAACGCCCTTAATCAGTTACAACGCACGGGTACAGTGCTCAGCGAAAAACAACAAAAGCTGATGCAGCAGTTAAGCAGCCGGCTTGAACGCCTGAATGAATCGCGCACACGGGAAATTCAGAAAATGCGGGAACTTGGCGGAGAGCTGAAACGCCACGGCATTTCCCTGACAGGCAGCGATAACACCATCCAGCAGGCCATCAGACGCACCGAACAGTACAACAACCAGCTTGAACGCGAACGGCAGGCGCTTGCGCGTGTAACGCGGGCGCGTGAGCGGTATTCGCGCGCGCAGGAAACCGCGGGAAAACTGAAAACAGGTGGTGCGCTGGCAATTGGTGCTGCAGCGGCTGGCGGCTATGCTGCCGGGCGTTTTTTGCAGCCTGCGATCGGGTTCGGCAAAGAGATGTCCCGCGTTCAGGCACTGACGCGAATCGACAAAAACAGCCCGCAGTTTAAGGCGCTGCGTGAGCAGGCGTTAAAACTTGGTTCTGAAACACAGTTTACTGCGAGTGATGCCGCCAGTGGGCAGAGCTTTCTGGCAATGGCTGGTTTTACTCCGCAGGCCATTCAGGCCGCATTGCCCGGTGTTCTTAATATGGCGCTGGCAGGTGGCGTCGAACTCGGCGAGACGGCTGATATAGGCTCCAATATCCTCACACAGTTCAACCTGACAGCCGATCAAATGGACCGGGTTGGCGATACGCTGACAGCAGCATTCACCCGGACCAATACTGATTTACGCGCGCTGGGCGAAACCATGAAGTATACCGGTCCGGTTGCCGCAAAACTTGGTATCAGTCTTGAAGAAGCGGCGGCCATGGCCGGGATGCTTGCCAATAATGGTCTTCGCGGAAGCGATGCTGGTACGGCCATGCGCGCAAGTCTGTCCCGCCTTGCATCACCGCCAAAAGCTGCGGCTGATGCACTGAAAGAGCAGGGGGTGTCAGTTGCTGACGCCAGAGGCAAAATGCGCCCGATGGAGGATGTGCTGCTTGATCTCTATAAGGCGACACAAAAATACGGACAGGTGGACCAGGTCTCCTTCTTCAAGGACATCGCCGGAGAAGAGGCGTTCGTTGGTTTGCAGACGCTTGTTGCGGCGGCTGGTTCAGGAGAACTGCAAAAACTGACCAGAGAATTGCAGGGGGCAAGGGGAGAGGCCGATCGCGTTGCAAAAGTAATGGCCGATAATCTTGATGGAGACCTGAAAAATCTCGACAGCGCATGGGAAGGTCTTCGTATTCGCATCAGTGATCTGGTTGACGGTCCGCTGCGTTCTGTCACGCAGTGGCTCACGCGGGTGCTTGAAAAAATCACCTCGCTGGCGCAGGCCCATCCGGTACTGACGCGCCAGCTACTGATAGCAAGCGGTGCGTTGCTGGCAATGACTGCAACGATTGGCTCGTTGTCGCTGGTTATTGGGGTGCTTTACGGGAAGCTGGCCACCTTGCGTCTTGGTTTCGACATTCTTACCCGGTCAATGAATGTCATCAGGGTGTTGCCTGCGCTGTGGGGAATGGTGACGGGTTCTGTTTCTTTGCTGGGAGGAGCTATCGGGGCGCTGTTCAGTCCGGTTAGTCTTATCGTGGCTGCGCTTGCCGGCGCTGCCGTTCTTATCTGGAAATACTGGGATCCCATCAGGGCATTTTTTGCCGGGGTGTTCAGCGGGATTATGGAAAGGCTGAACCCGTTGCGTGAAACCTTTGAACGGTTTGGCCCTGTTTTTGACGCAATCGGAAGCGGGATCAGCCAGGTGTTTAACTGGTTTAAATCGCTGCTGTCACCGATGGAGTCCAGCAAGGAAACGCTGGATAAATGTACCAGTGCTGGCGAGATATTCGGTAACGTTCTTGGTGGCGCGTTACAGCTTGTTCTGACGCCTGCAAAAATGTTGCTGGATACGCTGGCGTGGATACTTGAAAAACTCGGTGTTCTTCCGGATGAAGCGGAAAGGGCGAGAAAGAAAATCGAAGACGCACAGCGTGCGGCCATTCTTCAGGACAAGGTTGCCTTACTTCAAGGGGACCTGGCGAAAATCAATCCGCCGAAGCCTGTGGAAAATGGCAATGGCACCGGAGGTGATAAACCCAAAGACAACAAACCGCTCACAGACAGCAATACCGGGACGCTACGCAGACTCAGCAAAATTGCTGATAACACAGGTAAGCTGGTTGAGGAGACGAAAAAACGCATTGGCCCCGGCGATATTGTCTTTAAAAACCTGCCCCGAGCACTTGCTGTTCGTGGGGAGTGGCAGGAGCGGAAGATTGCGCAGGCCAGTAAGCCTGCCCCCGCAATTAATATCACACCCGTGGTCCCGGCTCCGCTGCCTCCGGCGCTGGTCCCTGTTGTTGCGGCCAGCTCCCGCCCGGTGGCGGAGGCCATACGATCTCCAGTGGCATCAGTTCCTGTAACTTCCCGTAACCGGGAGCCTGTTGCCTCCGGATTTGGTGGTGAAATTCATGTTCATCTGCATAACGTTGTTACACAGAATCCCCGCGAACTGGCGAAACTGGTCGGTGAAATGGTCAGGGCAGAGATGGAACGGCGCGCCCGTGCCGGGCGTGGCAGTTTTTACGATAAAGATTGAGGAGTCATGGCCATGATGATGATCTATGGCATGTTTGTTTTTGAGCTGCGCACGTTGCCGCATCAGCAGTTACAGCAAAACAAAAGCTGGCGGCATGTGAAAAATGAACGCGTTAACCGTTCAGCAAGCTGGCAGTATATCGGGGCAGGCGATGATCGCATCGTTCTTTCTGGTGTGCTTTATCCTGAAATTACAGGTGGCGAAGTGTCGCTTTCGTTGCTGACCTCGCAGGCATATACAGGACGCCCCTGGCCTCTGATTGATGGTGTCGGGCAGATTTACGGCATGTATGTCCTGACCGGAACGAATACGACCCGCTCCGAGTTTGATCGCTACGGTAAGGCGAAAAAGATAGAATTTTCACTGACTCTTGAACGCTGTGATGAGGATTTGCGGGAGCGCCTGCAATCCTCATCGTTCAGTGATATGCTGTCCGGCTTCAAAGATAAGGTCACATCATCCCTTAACAGCGCGGCCAGCTCCGTTAAAGGGCTGTTTTGATTAACGCAAAACCGCTAATGGTCAGATTAGCGGTTTTCATTTTCCTGAGTCTGCCTGGTTGTTTCTTCAGCCTGTATATCGCCTACAGGGTGATAACGATAAATCGTCGATATGCCGATGTCGTAAATGATCGCCAGTTGTTTCCTGTCATGACCGTTTTTAATCAGCCTCGCTATTTGCTCGTGTTGTTCTTTTGTCAACTTCGGGCGACGTCCGCCAATGCGTCCTTGTGCGCGTGCTGCTGCCAGCCCGGCCAGTGTACGCTCTACAATTAATTCACGTTCCATTTCGGCTAAAGCCCCCATGACGTGAAAAAAGAAACGCCCCATGGGTGTTGATGTGTCAATGCTGTCCGTCAGACTACGGAAATTAACACCTTTTTCCCGCAATTCCTCAATAAGCGTGATCAGGTGTTTCATACTTCTGCCCAGTCTGTCCAGCTTCCAGACAACCAGCGTATCTCCTTCTGATAGCGTTCTGAGCAGTTTTTTCAATCCCGGTCTGGCTGATTTCGTTCCGCTGATTTTATCTTCAAAAATCAGTTCACATCCTGCGCAGTTCAGTGCATTGCGTTGTAAATCCGTGTTCTGGTCATTTGTTGACACACGAATATAGCCAATTTGCATAAAAAACATCCTCTTTGTTTCGTGAAAAATACATAGTTGGTATAGGTAGGGATAAAAACGAAAACGTTGGTTTGGGGGAAGGTTCTGCGCTGCCTGTTGGTGTGCCCGTTCCGTGGCCCTCAGCAACACCACCAACGGGCTGGCTGAAATGTAACGGCGCAGCATTTTCTTCTGAAATGTATCCCGGACTGGCAAAGGCTTACCCCACCAATAAATTACCGGATTTACGGGGTGAATTTATTCGTGGCTGGGATGATGGACGTAGTGCGGATGCGGGGAGAACAATATTATCCGCTCAAGGTGATGCCATACGTAATATCTATGGTGAGTTCAAGACTGTAAACACTGAAAATTATTCAATATGGGAATCAGTAGGCTCGTTTAAGGGGGCAGTGGTGCCTTTAAATTCCTCAACAAACAATAGTTATTTCTCCTTAGTCAGAAGTATGGTGACAGAAAGGACAGACGGCGCTGTTTACCCAAAAGTGATTGGCCTTGATGCTTCAAAAATTGTTCCAACTGCAAACGAAAACCGCCCACGCAACATTGCGTTTAATTACATCGTAAGGGCAGCATGAAAACGTTGGTTTGGGGGAAGGTTCTGCGCTGCCTGTTGGTGTGCCCGTTCCATGGCCCTCAGCCACACCACCAACGGGCTGGCTGAAATGCAATGGTGCAGCATTTTCTTCTGAAATGTATCCCGGACTGGCAAAAGCCTACCCCGCAAATAAATTACCGGATTTACGGGGAGAATTTATTCGCGGCTGGGATGATGGGCGCGGGGTGGATGCTGGCCGCGCTTTGCTTAATTGGCAGCCACACACAATTTTGGATCATGCACACTATATGGAATTATGGACCGGGAACGGACTTGCCGTGGAAAGTGCACGGGAAGGATTAAACCCTGGAATACTGGCTACATACGGGGACGGGGGAATAGTTAAAACAGACGAACCCGGTTTAAGGGTGCCTTCCTCACTACGAGCCATTAGCTCTCGTAATGTAAAACGGTTTGGTGAAATTAGTGGAAATGTAGGTACAGAAACTCGCCCTCGCAACGTTGCATTCAATTACATCGTAAGAGCCGCATGAAAACGTTGGTTTAGGAGAAGGTTCTGCACTGCCCGTTGGTGTGCCTGTTCCGTGGCCCTCAGCAACACCACCAACGGGCTGGCTGAAATGTAACGGCGCAGCATTTTCTTCTGAAATGTATCCCAGACTGGCAATGGCTTACCCCACCAATAAATTACCAGACTTACGCGGTGAATTTATCCGTGGCTGGGATGATGGGCGCGGGGTGGATGCCGGAAGGGGCATCTTAAGCATGCAGGGGTGGTTAACAGGAAGTCATTATCATAATATTCGGTCATGGGACGCGTGGGATAACACGGTACTGGTGCCAAATGACAAAGGAGGGGATAGTCTGTTGTCGACAGATAACGCCGTCCGGCAAGGTGCAATTAACGGTAGATTTACCAGTCAATACAGAACGGAATCCTCAGGGGGGAATGAAGCCCGCCCACGCAATATTGCCTTCAATTATATTGTGAGAACCGCATAATGAATAACGCGATATTAAATGATGACCTTATTGCCGTACAGGCAGGAAACATCGTCGTTTATAACTATGATGGTGAGACACGGGAATATATTTCCGAATCAACTGAATATCTTGCTGTGGGTGTTGGTATTCCGGCTAATTCCTGTTTAGATGCCCCAGGCGCACATAAATCTGGCTATGCTATTCGCCGTTCGGAGGATTTAAATTCATGGGAGTATGCGCCAGACCATCGTGGTGAAACCGTCTATAGCACTGACACGGGAAACACCGAAGAAATCACGGCGCTGGGTGACTACCCGAAAAATACAACCACTATCGCCCCGTTAACACCATACGATAAATGGGATGGTGAAAAATGGGTGACAGATACTGAGGTACAACATCGTGCCGCAGTAGAAGCGGCAGAAACCAAGCGCCAGTCACTGGCTGATGCGGCAATGGATTCCATAAGTCTGATTCAGTTGAAGTTGCGGGCCGGGCGGAAGTTGACGCAGGCAGAAACCACCCGGCTTAATGCCGTGCTGGATTATATAGACGCGCTGAACGCAATGGATATAAACATGGCACCAGATATCAACTTGCCGGAAATACCACTGGCATCAGCCAGTTGAATATAACTAAGCCGCCCTCACGATATAGTTAAATGCAATATTGCGGGGGCGGGTTTCACTACCACCTGTGTTACCAATACTTCCTCGTGAATGAAGCGTTGGTGATGGAATCAAACTCCCTCCTGTATTTGTGGCATCAAGTCCCCTGCCTTGTGTATATGTTTTTTTGAAAATCGTAGCCAACTCCCATTCATCTTTTGTGTCATATCCATCGTTAGCTACAACAATATGGCGGTGTTTTTCCAACATCCCGTTTTGAATGCTCAATAAAGCGCGTGCCGCATCAATTCCTCGCCCATCATCCCAGCCACGGATAAATTCTCCGCGTAAATCCGGTAATTTATTTGTGGGGTAAGCCTTTGCCAGTCCGGGATACATTTCAGAAGAAAATGCTGCACCGTTACATTTCAGCCAGCCCGTTGGTGGTGTGGCTGAGGGCCATGGAACAGGCACACCAACGGGCAGTGCAGAGCCTTCCCCCAAACCAACGTTTTCATGCGGCTCTTACGATGTAATTGAATGCAACGTTGCGAGGGCGAGTTTCTGTACCTACATTTCCACTAATTTCACCAAACCGTTTTACATTACGAGAGCTAATGGCTCGTAGTGAGGAAGGCACCCTTAAACCGGGTTCGTCTGTTTTAACTATTCCCCCGTCCCCGTATGTAGCCAGTATTCCAGGGTTTAATCCTTCCCGTGCACTTTCCACGGCAAGTCCGTTCCCGGTCCATAATTCCATATAGTGTGCATGATCCAAAATTGTGTGTGGCTGCCAATTAAGCAAAGCGCGGCCAGCATCCACCCCGCGCCCATCATCCCAGCCGCGAATAAATTCTCCCCGTAAATCCGGTAATTTATTTGCGGGGTAGGCTTTTGCCAGTTTGGGGTACATTTCAGAAGAAAATGCTGCACCATTGCATTTCAGCCAGCCCGTTGGTGGTGTGGCTGAGGGCCATGGAACGGGCACACCAACAGGCAGCGCAGAACCTTCCCCCAAACCAACGTTTTCATGCTGCCCTTACGATGTAATTAAACGCAATGTTGCGTGGGCGGTTTTCGTTTGCAGTTGGAACAATTTTTGAAGCATCAAGGCCAATCACTTTTGGGTAAACAGCGCCGTCTGTCCTTTCTGTCACCATACTTCTGACTAAGGAGAAATAACTATTGTTTGTTGAGGAATTTAAAGGCACCACTGCCCCCTTAAACGAGCCTACTGATTCCCATATTGAATAATTTTCAGTGTTTACAGTCTTGAACTCACCATAGATATTACGTATGGCATCACCTTGAGCGGATAATATTGTTCTCCCCGCATCCGCACTACGTCCATCATCCCAGCCACGAATAAATTCACCCCGTAAATCCGGTAATTTATTGGTGGGGTAAGCCTTTGCCAGTCCGGGATACATTTCAGAAGAAAATGCTGCGCCGTTACATTTCAGCCAGCCCGTTGGTGGTGTTGCTGAGGGCCACGGAACGGGCACACCAACAGGCAGCGCAGAACCTTCCCCCAAACCAAGGTAATCAAGAACGCCCTGAGTGCTGGTTTTACCAAGAATGGCACGTCCAACACTTGTCAACGCGGTTAACGCGGCACGATCTGCCCCTGTAAAATATGGGAGTTTATCTGCTGATGTAGCAAGCTTCGCCAGCGCCGTCAGGATGGCATCCTTCGGTTGCTTACCCGCAAGCGCGTTAGTCATGGTGGTCGCAAAATTCGGGTCATTGCCCAGCGCCGCAGCCAGTTCGTTCAGCGTGTTCAGTGCATCAGGTGACGAATCTACAAGTGCGGCAATCGCGGCCATAACGAAAGCTGTGCTTGCGATCTGGGTATTATTAGTCCCCTGTGGCGCTGTTGGTGTTGTTGGCGTTCCGGTCAGTGCCGGGCTGTTTAATGGTGCTTTCTTGTTCGTTTCATCCATTACCACCTTAACAGCTTTTGGTGTCGCTGCCAGCGTTTCAGACGTGCTGTTCGTGGCGCTACTGAGCTGAACAATCCCTTTTTGTGTAGTGGTGGCGTTCTGGGCGGTATATTTCCCGTTAGCCAGGTCATATGCAGCCTTAACCGCTTTCGGTGTTGCGGCCAGTGTTTCTGATTCACTGTTAATTGCACTGCTTAACTGAGTAAAACCTTTTACGGTCAGCGAGGCGTCCGGGTGACGTCGTGATTGTTCGTGCTCTGATATTTTATCATCCACATATTTGCGGGTTGCCAGAACCACAGACGGGTCGATTTTCAGCGTGATGGCTTCGGTGTTCGTGACAACCAGAATCATGCGGATAGTCTGGGTGCGTCCACTGCCTTCCTGCAACTGCGGTTTGTACGTTTCCGGGCAGTTTGCCACCGCAATGAGTACACCTTCATCATCATAAAGACCAATCTCACGGATCCAGAATCCTCCCTCGTTTTCAGGGATGATTTGCTCCGCAATAATCTGGCTCTGATTGTTAGGGTCAACACTCAGAAGATTCAGCGGTGCAATGCGTTTCTGGTTAATCAGTTTTGTTTGTGCAGGGTCTGGTGTTGGTAACACACCATTTGCATCACCAACGGCCATTTGCGTCAGATTCAGCTTACTGCCGAGCATCGTCGCGTTAGCCAGTCGTGCCGCGCCCTGATTAGTCAGAATGGCGTAGTATTTCACTGTCATGCGTTTACTCTCAGATTATCAATTAAATGAATGGCCGGGGCAGGGAAATAGTCCCCTTCGACAATAATGGACTCCGGGGTGTAGGGATAAACCGTCAGGGCATCGCCGTGATAGCATCCCGTACCAACGAAAATCTTTCCGTTCACACTCAGGCTGATCGCCAGCCCCGTCAGATGGCGACTTACTGGTTTTGCATCCGCAATAAGGCGCTCAAGTTCCTGATACATTTCATTGGTGATGCCCTGATCAAGTACTCCGACAACAATGCGAAATGTTCCCGGCTCCTCGTTGAGTTGCCACCACTCCTTTACTTCAATCAGGTAACCGAGAGGCTCCACGGCTCTTCGCAGTGCGCTGATGGTCCCTTTGTGTCGGTGTATCAGCCATGCATCACGAATCACCTGTCGCTTTGTCTCTTCCGGCCAGTTGCGATCCCAGCGGTCAACGGAAAACGCCCAGGCGAGATAAGGCAGCAGATGCACCGGGCAGGTGTCCGGCGACCACAGCGTGTTGAGGTCTACCGGAATGTCTGTAATGCGTGTTCCGACGGCTTCGGCACAACGCATGAAATTGCTGGCTGATGGTGGTAACAACGAATTACTCATTGCGCCCACCTTCGCTGATGGTGAATGACTCACAGCGCGCCGCCTGTATGTCGCTGATGGCCATATTCTGTGTGGGTTCGATTATCTCCACGCGTTGCACACCGTGCACATGCAGTGCGGCAGCAATGGCGGACAACGCCACGTCCTGACCGATAAGCCCCTGCTCAGCCAGCCACTTCCTGAACGACGATTCAGCCGCGGCCAGAATAGGTTCGGATTCCGGGCCGGGGTAAAAGTACAGTTTTGCATTCAGCCGCCATGTCACGATTCTGGCGCTCTGTACGGTCAGGCGGTCGGCCACCGGGCGGGTATCCTCTGCATTCAGAACGGCGCGAACGGTATTAAGCAACGCCTCCGTTGCTGTGCCGTCGCCTTCAGTGGACAGAATGGAAACCGTCACATTTGCCGGAGACGGACTGATAGCCCGCGCATCACGCACCAGACCGCTGGCGCTGCGGGCAAAATACTCGTATGCGCCTGACGGGCCAGCAACACTCAGGCCGTCGTACGCCCGCTGCGCCCGCAATCTCAGCGAGGTGTCGCTCTCCATCACCGCGTCGGTGGTATCCGTTGCCGGAGTGATGGTCAGGCGCTTTGTGTTCATATTGCCCGCGAGGTTGTCCAGGTCTGTCCCGGCGCTGTGGCTTAACATGCAGGCGCGTGCCCCCTCATTGACCCGCTGGCGTAACAGCATTTCACGAAACGCTGTTGTCTGGGCGATAACGTTCAGGGGTTCCGATTCCAGCTCCAGCGCGGCGGAAACGGCTTCACGCTGTTCGGCGGGATAAGCCGCAATCATCATGGCCTTTGTATCAGCCAGAATTGCCTCAAAATCAGGCTCCGCGATGATGGCGGGTTCCGGTAACTGGGAAAGGTCAACGGCAGGCATGATTACTCCCTCAGCGTGATGGTTAATTCAACATTCTGCATGGTCTGCATGACAGTGCCCGACAACGTCACCCCGGCGCGGCCTCCCGCTTTCCAGACAACGTCGATGGCATCCAGGGCAATGCGGGGTTCCCATCGTGTCAGCGCAATCACGGCAGCACTCATGCATTGCAGACGCGTGGTGTTATTCATGGGTTCGTCAATCAAATCAGGCACAAGGCTGCCATATTCCCGTCGCATAACCCGGCTTGCCAGCGGGGTGGTCAGGATGTCCCTGACTGACTGTTTCAGGTGCTCCATATCGTTCAGGTTTCCCGTCCCGTCCGGATTCATTCCTGTGTAGCGGGTTGTCACTGCGGGCCTCCTGTCGAATCGCTGCCGCCTTTCACGCCACCGTGTGTATGCGTATGCACGGTAATGCCGTTTGAGGTGAAGCTGCCGCCGCTGTGCGTGATATTGCCGCTCATCTTTCCTCCTTTTGTGACGTCAAGCGTCGCTGTTCTCAGAAGGTTTGTGCATTCCACGACGGGCGTATCCAGTGTCACGCTGACGGATGCCTGCAGGGTGGCTGTTTTCATGCCGCTGGCGCTCAGTGCGCCAGCGTCTGCGTCGTAGCGGAACACCGCGCCATCCGGCGCGCTGACCACGATTTCTTTCAGGCTTTTGCCGGGTGCCGGACTGGCATCACTCCACAGACTGCCAATTATCATGGCGGTTTCCGGATTGCCGCCGATGCAGGCAATTACCACCTGTTCGCCGGGTGATGGCGGAAGCCACACGTTGAAGGCTCCCGCGCGTGTGGTGTTCCAGCGCAGCCAGCCTGTTTCCAGTTCGCCGCTGCGAACGCGCACGCACCAGGATTCCTCGTCAACTTCAGAGATGATCCCGGTGCGGATGATGTTGCTCAGCAGTCGCATGAGTTCTGCGCTCACCGTACAGCCTCCGCAATCCGGCCCAGCACCGTGTTATAAATCAGGCGTTCATCTGCCTGACTGATACCCAGCAGCTCACGTACCGGGTAATCGGTGAAAATGCCCGGCGCAACCTGATCGCGCTCGCCGAACTGATGAACGCGTGCAATACGTGCGGCCACGCCGCTGTAACCCACCGTCACACCGGAGGCATCCGCGCGGGCTTTCAGGTAACGGGTGGTGCGCAGTTTTACGAACATGGGGACGCGCTTTGTGCTGTCCTGGTTGATGCGCCGGGTGCGTATTTCCAGAAAACGGTCGATGTCATCCCGGTAAAACGTGCGGATATTGTTTTTATCCTCATCCCACCCGGTAATGGTTCGCCCGTATTTCCCCGTGTCGTGATGCCAGTTTTTCAGCGTGCGTGCTTCGTTATTCCAGATAAAGCGAATGCGTTCCTGTATCCGGGTTACGCGGCGTCTGCGTGGTGTCCACGCGGTCCCGTCCGGCGCTTTCTGTGACCGGATACGCGCCTGCTGGGCGCGGCGTAAATCCTGTGCCAGCTTTCTGGCGATGTTATTGATGGCCTGCTGATTCAGGCTGTCGCGGATGGCCTCAAAGGTTTCATCCACGCGGGTGAATGCCTTATCCATCGCTTTCACCCCACGTCACATCCTGGAATACATGCGACCAGTCGCCTTCGGAAGATGGCAGGCGGGGTTTTGGCTCCGGCAGGTGTTCTGCCTGCGGTGTGCCCTGACTGCTGCGCGTGATGCGAACGCGTTCCCGCAGGGGGAGCGTAAACAGGAGATCGGCGCTGTCATCGTCATTGATAACGGCGGAGAATTTGATGTCCTGATTACGCTCAGGGTTGAGCAACAACTGTGGCTGATTTTCGGATAACCACGCCAGCAGCGGCAGCGTGAGGTCGTCCAGCTCCCCGGCGTAATCCATGACAAACATCACCATCTGATAGCGGTAAACAAACGAGGGCGTTTCTCCGGTCGTTTCAATGTTGCCGCTCTCCACGAAAATGGTGAATTTTTCCGGGTTGGCCTGACACCATCGGCATGAACGGGTCATGGCTTCACGCAGGGAATCAGTTTTCAGCATGGTTGTTATCCTCGTTGTTCAGTCGTTGCAGCCTGCGCTGTTCCAGTAATTCAATGGCCCGTTTATCCGCGTTACAGGTTTCCAGTGCATCCAGAAGGCGGTCGCCCCATATACCGAGATTTCCCCATGTGGGAGTATCAGGGAAGGGGGGAGGCGTTACCGGTATGGTCAGCGTCTGCGGTATAAGCCGGACTGACGGCGCTGGCAGTGGCGCGTTCTGCGTGCCTGCGCAGCCTGTCAGTAAAACGAGCGTCAGGCAAAGCGTGGGCGCATTCATCTTTTGCAATATCGTTGCGTAGCTGTTCACGTCTTACCTCTCCGTCCTGATTGCGTTGCTGATTTTCCACGCGGAGTTGCGCCAGCACCTGCTGCATATCCTGTACCCCGGCGCTGATGATATTCAGGGTGTCGGCGGTACTTTTCAGGGTGCTGGCCTGCGCTTCGTTTCTGGCGTTCTCCCGGCCCAGCGACCACGACAGACGCATGGATGTTCCCCATCCGGCAATCAGAAGGAAAGCGACGCCAAGCGTGGGCCAGAGCTTCATGCCGGATAGGCTCCGTGTGGTAACTGAAAATGCGGTCCGTCTTTCAGAGTCTTCCAGTCGCCGCCCCATTCCACCGGAATATTCAGTTCCCGGCTGGCCTGTCTGAATGCGGCTGCGATTTTTTCGTACAGCGGCCATTCCCATGACACTTGGCTGCCGATATAAGCCACAACATCCACGGCATGTCCCGTAAGGTGGCGGCTGTTCATGGTCTGGCTCTTACCTGTGGCCACAAGTTGCTTCTGGCGGTAACGACTGCGCAACCCTTCGGTGATACCAAAATCCACTTCCGAAATTTCCAGTGCCCGTCGGGTCACTTTCACCAGATCAGGATTTACGCCCTGCAAATTCTTTTCGCTCCGGCTGCTGAATTTAAATGTGTTGCTCATTCGTCCTTCTCCTTCACCCTGCGATTAAAGGCCGCAATAACCTTATCGCGTGCTTTCTCTGCCCCCATAAAACCGATTGATGCGCCGATAAACGTCACGGCATCTTCAGGAAAACCGAAGAAGCGCAACGACCCGGCCACAGCCATGGCAAGAACGCCGCACGCCAGCGATCCCGTTACGGTCTGAACCAGTGTTCGTCCGTCATAAAGACTCATCAGCGCGGAAATGCTGACCGCCGCGCCTACTGCATACACCGTTGGCAGGTGGTCAAAGAGCCATGCAATAACCTGCTCTGTGATCCCTGTTTGAATGGTGCTCACTGCTACTCCCCCCACAACTGAATCATTTCTCGTTTCTTCTTCTCCGGCTCCGGCATCTCCACTTCCTGCCCGGCGTCCAGAAATACCTGCTGACAAAGTCCGGGGTTGGCATCCAGCACCTTTTCGGTGACGCCCTGCGTCGTGCCGTAGTGCCGGAAACAGAGCGAATCCACGGTGTCGCCTTCCAGTGCCTTCACTTTCATCAGCACAACTCCGCAAAGATTCGCGGGCGGCACAGAATGTCAGAGATGGCCCAGCTCACATCACGCCACAAATCCGATGTCTGTATATCCAGAGCGTCCGCCCGGCGGTCGCCCTTGTCCGTTGTGTCTGCATCACGATAACGCTCCAGAATCAGGGCGCGCGTGGCGGTATAAACAGCATTGCGCCAGTGCCAGAGATTGACGCTTTCTCCGTTAATTACGGGTGCCGGAACATCGGCCAGCGTCTGATGGCCAGCCGCCTGCTGTTCCTGCTGCCACGCTTCCAGCTCGCGGGTAACGTGTGCCACGGCCCCGGTGGCGGTATGCAGCAGGCGGGAGGTGGTCACACGGCCCGGCAGTCGTATCGCCAGACGCAGCTCACGCAGCACAATATCCGGCCAGAATGCGCCCGCTGAAATACGGGTATCACCATCATCGGTATCGGTGATGTCGTCCTCTGCGGGGCCGGGGTTGGTTCTGGCAACCATACTCATGGTGTTCACTCCTGAAAAAATCGGGCGGTGGGTGTGCGGTGTAAACGGTCACGGAGTCAAACCGGAACACCGCGCACGCCGCCCGCTGACGGGGTCAGTCGTTAACCGCGCTTCGCCTTCTGCGTCGCGGTGGTTTTTCGTGTTGCAGGCTTCCGCGTTGTCTTTTTACTTTTGCTGCTTTCGTCCTGCGCCTGCGGTGTGCTGGCATCTTCTGGTGCGGCTGCGGAATCGGCTTTTTTCAGGGCGCGGGAAAGGGTTGCAATCTCGCGTTTCACACCTGCGTTCGGGGTCAGGTGCATCGCTTCGCGCAGCAGCTTCAGTGACAGGGCCATGCTGTCCGCATCACTCAGGCCACGGCGGGCAAAGGCGCACGCCTTGCATAATTTGGCGCGCACTTCGTCCGGCATGTCCTGGTCGGTGACAATCTCCCGGAGGGTGTCCAGTGGTTCGATAAAGGCGGACAAATCCGCGTCGGCATCCGTCCCGGCCTGCGTCAGTACCGGATTACAGATTTCTTCGGTCAGTACCGTGGCAGCAGTACGGCCAAAGTTATCCGGCATGATGAGGTTGTGACGGACCACATACGCACCAATACGCAGCGCAAGCGGAAGATCGCCGCAGTCAATCGCCCACACCATCAGCGTGGCAATCACTTCGTCCTGTTGCCCGCCGTCAGCCTCCAGCGTTCCCTCAATCCAGCCAGAAAAGTCCGGCAACAACTCTTTTTTGATGGCGGCTTTCGCGCTTCTGGCCTGTACGCCCTTAAGCCGGGTCTGCGCCAGACGCAGACGATACAGCACCTCTTCATGCGCGGTACGCGCGGCGTGGTCCACGCCTTCATTCGCCCGGCCTGCGCGCTGTGCCATCACGTTCTGCCAGTGTTGTTGTGCAGGAGTAATCATTTTTTCTCTCCGTTACAGGCGGGCATGATGCCCGCCGTGAGTTGATTAGCTGTCGGCGAACTTCAGGCCAGTGACCATCGCGCACTTGCCATAGTCTTCAACGACATAAGCGTCATTGATGGACTGGTAGGTGGCGATGCGGTTGTATTCCGGCTCGTCTTTCATCAGGCGACGCATTGTTCCTTTCTGCCAGTAAATTGACAGGTTGTTGAACGAGGTGATCAGCATCGTTGCATCCGGGAAGAATGGCGCAAGGAATACATCCAGCCCGCCAATGGCGCGCGATGACAGGATGAGCTGTCCGGCAAGTAATTCCGCATTGGGATTCTGGCCGCTGATGCTGTTCAGCACGGGCAGACGCAGCGAGTTAAACAGGTTGCGCCCCATAATCACCACGAGGTCGTCAGCTTCCTTGTGCCATTCATCCAGCAGGGATGAGCGCGCGTCCTGTACCAGTGCATCAGCGTTCGCATACTTACCCGCGTGCGCCACTGTGTTGTCCATGTTGCGGGAGGTCAGCGTCACGTCATTCATAACGCGCTCGCTGGCGTCGGTTCTGATGTGCTCCAGCCACCCCACGTTAACGTCCTGAAGCAGCTTGTTAGTGCTGAAGTTGGACTCATCTGCGTGAGACGTGCCGTTGAAACCGATCATGATGCGGTCAAGCGCCACCTGCCGGGCAATCTGTGTGCTGACGCGGGACTGAAAATCAGGGTGTGCCGCCCAGGCATCAAGCTGCGGATACGAAATAAACGTGTCGTAGTTCACCTGTTCGCACTGGTATTTGCGGTTTTTCAGATCAACCACGTTATTCGGGTTACGGCGTTTTGTGCCGTCATAACTGGTATTCGTGCGCGCAATCGGCCCGGTGGTGTCCAGGAGGATTTTTTCGCCTTTCTGGTCGGTCACACCGAACACGTTAATTTTTTTTGTAAATTCAGTGCTCTCCTTTACTGCGTTTTCAAAACGCTGCTGCACCGAGGGTTCCACGGTAAATCGCGATACCAGTGCAGATACCGGGATATTGTTAAGCGACGCCTGCTGCGCCATATAGCAACCCAGCTTGTTGCGGGTAATATCTGACATCACCAGATTCATAAAAAATTTGCTCCTTTGTCTTATCAGAAGTCAGCCAGCTGGTCGGAGGCTGCACCTGTTGCGGTGAACCGGTTCTGCGGATCGCCGTCCTGCGTGCGCAGTTTTTCCTTCAGTGCTGTCAGCTCTGTGGTCAGTGACGTGATTTTCTGGCTGTCCTGCTGATGGCGGGTTTCCAGCACATTAAAACGGTCGATAATGTCGGCCTGTGACGTTGCGACGCCTTCCAGCGCTTCCTGAATACGGGAGAAACTGGCGTCATCCGCTTTGCGGCCACGACCAATAATCCCCATTACGCGGTTAAACCACTGGGTGCCTTCTTCCTGGCGTTGTTCTGCCATTTCGATGATTTCAGACTCGATGGCTTCGGAGATAAGCGGTGCTTCACCCTGGACACTGTTGAACGTCATTACCGCCTGACGTTGCTGTGCCGTAAATTTCAGGCGCTCAGTGCCCAGGCTTGCCGGGGTGTCGGTCATCGCCAGCCCGACCAGATAGGCGCGCCCGTTAACGGAGAACTGCGGGTGCAGTTCGATACTGGAATAGATTTTCTTGCCGTCCGCGACAAGCTGCTTCATGCGCTCGGTCGGTTCGATTTCTGCATACAGCGCAGTACGTCCGGCCAGCGGACCTTCCGTAATGTCTTCCGTACTCAGTGCGGTGACATCGCCCATTGCGGAAAATTCGCTTGACGGGCATGGCGAGAGATAGTGCTCAACGTTCACGCGGGCAGCGTAAACATCCGGATTGAAGTTCTCGGCGGCTTCACGCAGATGCACCGGACTGATTTCACGGCCATCAACAGTTGATCCAGAGACAGCCACGCGAAACTTTTTGCGGGATGTCTTTTTTTCATTAGCCATAGTTTTTTGCCCCTCTGACTGGTTCTTCAGTCATGATGGCAAAGCGTAACAGGCTGATACAAAGGGCTTTTGTTGTAAGAAAACGGCCAGAACAGGGGGTTAAGGAGAACGGTTTCGCGCGCGGGTAATCTTCCTGTAATTACTCAGGGGGAGCAATGATTCAGGACGCTTTTGTGCGCCAACGTGCGCGGCAACTTTACTGGCAGGGTTATCCGCCCGCAGAAATATCACGTCTGATGGGAATAAACCCGAACACGATTTATGCGTGGAAAAAACGCGACCAGTGGGATGAAACGCCACCCGTGCAGCGTGTCACGCAGTCCATCGATGCGCGCCTCATCCAGCTTACTGAAAAACAGAATAAAACAGGCGGTGACTTTAAGGAAATAGACCTGCTGACCCGGCAGCTTAAAAAGCTGCATGATGGCCAGCCGGATGTGATGGCCGCAGGAAAGAAAGGCCGGGCGAAAAAACTCAAAAATCATTTCACGCCGGAACAGATTGCCGCACTGCGGGAAAAAATCATCAGCAGGCTGGAGTGGCATCAGCGGGGCTGGTTTGACTCCCTGACCCTTTGCAGGGAAGCCGGGATACGTAACAGGATGATCCTGAAATCCCGACAGATTGGGGCGACCTGGTATTTTGCACAGGAAGCACTGCTGATGGCGCTGCGTGACGATGTGACGCAACCTTACCAGCGTAACCAGATTTTTTTGTCTGCGTCGCGTCGTCAGGCGTTCCAGTTTAAAAGCATTATTCAGAAGGCTGCATCTGAAGTTGATGTGGAGCTGAAAGGGGGCGATAAAATCATCCTCTCCAACGGTGCAGAGCTGCATTTTCTTGGTACTTCTGCTGCGACGGCACAGTCCTACACGGGCAATTTTTATTTTGATGAATTTTTCTGGGTCAGCCGCTTTGCTGAACTGCGCAAGGTGGCTGGCGCTATGGCAACCCTCAGCGGACTGCGGCGCACCTACTTCTCCACGCCATCCACCGAAACGCACGAGGCATACGCCTACTGGAACGGCGACCGCTGGAACGAGAAAAAGGCCACGCATAAACGCCAGCGTTTTTCTGTGGACTGGAAAACGCTGCATAACGGGCTTATCTGCCCTGACCGGACGTGGCGGCAAATTGTCACGCTGGAAGATGTGGTTAATCACGGCTGGAAACACACCGATATTGACGAAATTCGTGATGAAAACACCGAAGACGAGTTCCGCAATCTCTATATGTGTGAGTTTGTCCGCGAAGGGGAATCGGCATTTAACCTGAATATCCTGATTGGCTGCGGTGTTGACGGATACGACGACTGGAAAGACTGGAAACCTTTTGCTCCCCGCCCGATGGGGAATCGTCCGGTATGGATTGGGTATGACGCAAACGGCAGCAGTGGCAACGGCGACAGCGGCGCTGTGTCCGTGGTGGTTCCTCCGGCTGTTCCTGGTGGCCGTTTTCGAACGGTGGAGACGCGACGCGTTCAGGGGCTGGAGTTTGAAGAACAGGCCAGAGTCATTGAAGAGTTCACGTGTAGCTACAACGTGGAACACATCGGCATTGATGTGACGGGCGGGAACGGGGAGGCTGTTTATCAGATAGTGAAGCGGTTTTTCCCTGCTGCTATTCCGTACACCTTCACGCTGTCATCCAAACGGTCGCTGGTACTGAAAATGCTGCAAATAATGCGTGCCGGACGGTGGGAATACGATCGCGCCGAACGCGAGCTGGTCGCGGCCTTTAACGCCGTGCGTAAGGTGAAAACACCGGGCGGCTTTATCACTTACGAAACGGACCGCGCGAGGGGGATCAGCCACGGCGACCTTGCGTGGGCAACCATGCTTGCTGTCATTAACGAACCAATTGGCGGCGAAGGAGAAAACGAGCGTTTCACGGTTATGGAGTTCTGATGAGCAGAAAAAATAAAAAAGTGCGCATGAGTTCACGCATTGATCTCGCTGATGCGCTCAGGAAAGAATCATCGCTCAGTGCATTCACATTTGATGGTCCTTATCGCCTGACCGGGCATGACCTGCTGGACAATATGTACTGTGCTGATAACGGGCGGTGGTATGAAACCCCGGTGGACTGGTACGGTCTGGCAAGAGCCGCCCGGCAAACGTCCTGGCATCAGTCTGCGCTTTACTTTAAGCGCAATGTATTGCTCGGTTGCTACATCCCGCACCCGCTGCTTTCCCGGCAGGATTTCTCGGCGCTGGCGCTGGACTGGTTTGTGTTCGGTAACGCATTCCTTGAGCTTCGGAGTAATATGCTCGGCGAACCACTTAAATTACGGCACGCACTGGCGAAATACGTGCGACGCGGAAGCGATCTTGAATCATGGTGGTATGTGCAGGATGGCAAGGACGCGTTTCAGTTTCGCCCTGGCAAAGTGTGCCACCTGATGAATCCGGACATTAACCAGGAAATTTACGGCATGCCGGAATATCTTGGCGCATTACTCTCGGCCAGCCTTTCTCATTCGGCGGACATGTTCAGAAAACTGTACTACGACAACGGATCCCACGCCGGGTGCATCATCTACATCGGTGCAGCGCAGGTAAACCGCGAAAGCATGGACTCCCTGAAAGAAACGCTACAGGGGGCACGTGGTGGTGGTGCGTTTAAAAACGTGCTCATTCATGCGCCCAACGGGGGCAAAGAGGGGGTGCAAATTTTGCCGTTCCAGCAGATCACCGCAAAAGATGAGTTCATGAATGTTAAGGCGGCATCCCGTGATGATGTGCTGGCTGCGCACCGCGTTCCGCCGCAACTGATGGGGGCGATGCCGGGCGAAAAAAGTGCGTTTGGTGATGTGGAGAAGGCCGCGCGGGTTTACGCAATTAACGAGCTGATGCCCGTCATGGAGGCCATGAAGCATATCAATGACTGGCTTGGCGAAGAGGTGATCCGCTTTAACCCTTACGCACTGTTAGATACCCAGCCCACATCCTGACGCGCTTCGCTTGTCTGCTGCTTCGCCGGGGCATAAAAAATTTATGCCCCGACTCTCCAGCTCCTGTATCAGTCAGATAATTTCACGACGCTTTCCTGCTTATTGCCATCATCGACGGTCAGACTCTTACGCAATCCCACTGCGCTGACTGCATGTTCTCGCCGCCTCAGTGCGATTTTGACGGCCTTACCTTTCACCCCATCAAACCAGAATCCCTCACGTATTTTTCACGCTCAGCGTGAGAAATACGGCCATTCTGTCGTGTCGCTGCGACATCGTTAAGGGAACGCTATTTACCCCCTGAAACGCGGGCTGTTCCCCCGTCACCTGCGCGCAGAAAAAACGCGTTTTTTTGTGCACGCACGGATCCTTGACGGATCCAGCCGCCACGGGGGTCGGAAGGGTAAAAAGTCGTTCAAAAAAATTGTGCAAATTTGTGCACTATTGTGCATTAAAATAAACGCCCAGGAAGAGGGCGTTTTGGCTTATTTCTATAGCTTTGATGCAGGCTGGGCCAGATGCAAGGGTTGGACATACCAGCCTTTTGATAACCAACTCTCTGCAACCTCTTTACTCCTTGTTATTGCTGGTATTCCGATGCCGTTATTTACATGCATCCATGCTACTGGCTCTGCTTCCAGTGATGCCAGTGCAATTTCATAAGCACGGCGCTCAATATTGTCTCGAACGTCCAAGCTGCCTATGCGCTCTTTGATTTCTTTAATCAGTTCTTTGTCGGTGAAAGTTGTCATGTGTTAGTCCTCATCCACTTCAACGCCATCTTTCAGCGTGATGCCGTGCCAATCATCAGCCCAACTGGTTAGCCCTGGCGCATCAATGCTAGGCATATAAACGCTTGCAGTGTGGTAGCCCTTATCGTTATCAATGCTGGCAACGTGCTCGCCGTTGTATGCGCTCAGCGTGTCCAGGACGCTATAAAACTTTCCTCCGGCTGCCCTGAAATCCTTTACAGCCTTCACAAGGCGATTCCACGCTTTTTCCTGTTCTGGCGTCAGGTCGATTAATTCCTGCAAAGTTGCCATATCACTCTCCTTTGATGTCAATGTTTACAGCTTGGCAAGCCTCTTTGAGCACCCAGTCAACAGCGTCTTTCCATGCTCCGGTTTCGGTTGGCGGATTCTCACGTTTTACCAGTTCATAGAAACGTACTGCTCTAACCAGTCCATCTGACGGTTTTGCCTGTAGTACAGCCTGAGCTATACGGTATGCCTGGAGCATACGGGCGTCGTTGATATCCATTCCGAACGGAATTTCTGATGATCGTGATTCTGCATCTTCAAGCCTGGCAATTTCTTTACGTAAAAAGTATTTCAACTCTTGTTTTTGTTTTCTGTTCATGTGTTTTTTCCCTTTTTGTCTGCCACTTCTCTCCTGATAATTTCATTGCACAAATCCACGCACTCATTGCAGATGTAAACAGACGGTCCAGCAATCACCTTTGTGACTTCGTACTGGGATTTATTGCAGAAGCTGCAATAAATCGTTTCCTCGCCTGAAGTCCATGTTTTGCTGGTTTCGCCAGACATCAGTTGTTTGAGGTCTTTTTCACGACGAAGAACTATCTGGCCACATTCAGCTATTTTTTGGATGTTGACATTTTCTTCTTTCGCCAGCGCTTCCATCCGCTCAATCAGTCGCTGCGCTTTTTCTCTGTCAATGTGTTGCATTGTGTCCCCTTTGTTTGTGTTCCCGGATTAAAGTCATCAGGGCGGATGCGCCCTGATGTTGTATTATTCGGGAAATAACGCCCGGATATTTCCGGCCATCTGACTGGTTATCTGTGCGGTTGATACTGGCTGTGATGCGGGGCGTTCTGTCCTGGTTTGTGTCACTGATAACGCTTCATCATCAGCCCATGCAGCCAGTCGGTAAGCCTCTGCCGGATTCATTTTCAGAAGTGCCAGCCCGGCCAGAAAAGCCACACGTTGGCCGCTTTTGCGGGCTTCTGGTGTAAGGCTGTCCAGCCAGGCGCATGCTTCGCCTTCGTTCTTGACGGCGGCGGGCTTCAGATAGAAACTTATTCGTCTGGTTGGTGTCGTCATTGGTTTACTCCTTGTCCATTGCGTACAGCCCATTAACCAGAGCAAACTGTGGCACCCCGTCCGCGATGAAAGTCGCATTAACTCCGCAGGCTTCGCGGATAGCGGGTGCCACAATCTCCGCCCCGCCACCGACAACCATCACCCGCCCGTAACCCGAAAAACCCGCCAGCGCGCGGATCACGCGTTGTTTCAGTGTTTCTTCCTTTTCACGAATAACCGCCATCAGGCTGGCGTAATGCGCGTCATTGTGGATGTGCTGGCGCAGCCAGGCTTCATCATGGCGATGTTCGATAATGGTATTGGCGATGTGGTGACTGGTGCGCATACCGTTAGTGGCCATCACCGACAGTACGGCATCGGCCATCAGAGAAACGCCTACGTGTGGGTCGCAAAACACCTGGCTGATACCTGCCAGTTGCCCCTGAACCTTTGCCACATCCAGCGTGGTTCCGCCCAAATCCACAATCAGCAGGGATTCAAACGGACTCATGTCAGCCAGTGCCTTAAAGCCAGCCGGAATGGATTCAGGCATAACCCGCACGTTACGGATAGTGAATGCTTCGCCGTTCTGGTACTCCACCGGGCGCATAACGTTCGCTTTTTTGCGGTTGATGTTGGGCATGTCCGGCTGTGCGTTTGTGTCGAAATATTCGCTCAGTGGCAGGGTGACAACCACATCCACTTCCTGTGGTGTGATGCCTGATTTGACCAGCGCGTGATGAATGGCAATGACATTCACATCGCTGTACTGGTATTGCGTGTCGGTCGTCTGGACAAAGCGATCGCTGACCGGATCAAAACCATAGCGCACGCCATCAAGCATGTAGTTCGCGGGCTGCGTGCCACCGAACGGCGCAGACCATTCCGACTTGAAGCTGTTCGGGCTGATGGCGTTGCGGCGTTCGCCGTTCTCAGTCCATGCCAGCTTGATGTTGGTGGAGCCGTCATCGATACAAATTTTCATGTCGCTTTTCCTTATGTTGATTAATTAATCGTTTACGGGATTCTGAAATCCCGTTTTTGCCTGTTTTATGCGCGCTTCATATATCGCGGCGCGTTTTTTGCTCATTTACGGGATTTGTGAATCCCGTTTCTGTCTGTTTTTTGTTTCCACTGGTCAGGCCACCCCGCAGCAGGTCTGCTTTGCGGTGGGCGCGTTCAGTGGTTTCACTGATTCTCTGTGCGTGCTCTGCGTCGCGGATGGCGCGCAGCATGTCAGAAAGCACGGTAACGGGTGTTTTCATGGTGTTCTGGTCTTGCTGAAGTGTGGATGCCAGGCGTGCGGCGGCTTCGGGGTCTGATGCCCCCAGCTGTTCCAGATAGCTGGCGACCGGGTTATGGCGGATCTCCGTGCTGCTTACGCCGTGGTTACGGCTCAGGCGCTGCCAGAGCTGCGTGATCCGGCTGTCCGGTCGGGTATCCGGTTTGCGTACAATTTCAAATCCCTGCGGTGCAATGATGCTGCCGTCAACGTACAGACTGCCGCCCCGTAACAGGTGCTGCATCTGCTGTTCACCGATATGCAGGCCGAGAGATTCAGCAGACTCCCGCCATTCTTTAGCGAGTAATTCGTGGTTATCAGGCAAAGGCCGCTGCTGTTTGCGGCTCTGTGTCCAGCTCTGCATTTCATCACGGCTGTTTTTTGCCTGTTTGTCACGAAGCGAACGCATCAGCGCCCGGCGTTCGTGCCGTTTCAGTGAGCGCATCCATTCGTTCACTTCAACGCCGTCAGGGAGCTGCGGCCACGGTGCTGGCCGTTCTTCCGGCTGTTCTGTCCCGTTGTTGTCTGTTTCCTGTACACGGGGACAGTTATTGCCACGAGTCCAAGGGGCGGCAGGGCCGCCCTGAAGGTCAAAACCATTTTCGCGGGCGCTGTCTTCCGCTTCCGGTTTGCGTCTTACCAGCTTCCAGTTATCCGGATGCGTGCACACACGGGAGGATTCCCCGATGAGTGGTGACCAGATCCCGTAAATCTGTACGCTCTGTTCGCCGTAATCGTTCAGCTCATCGGCGAGGTCGTAGGCGGTGCGAATCAGGTAGTCTTTGCGTGGAACAAGTACGCCGCCCTGTTTCTCAATGTAGGTGGCAAAACATCCGGCATCAGCGGCAGCAAGAACCGCATCCATTGCGTCATCCTTCAGCCGTTGCGGGCCTTCCGGGTTGCGTGCCATCTGGCTGGCAAGGCGACGCAGTTCACGCCACACCTGACGGGAGGGGATGCCAAAGAACTGGAACTGGCGGACCCGGTGAAGGCGCGCCCAGCCAATGGCGCGTTCCACGCTCTCGGTCATTGATTTTCCGGTTTCGTGGTCAACGCGTGGTTTGCCTGTTTTCGGGTCGATGCCATCCACGGCGCGGCTGTCCAGGTTTTTTCCGATGTAGGTGGCGATGTAGCTGGTTGGCGTGCCTTTTGAGCCGTCGACATACTCCGCCTTAAAGCGCGGAGTAATATCATCGCCCAGCTCGTGACGATCTTCCTGAATGGCAATATCGCGGGTGTGGGACACAATGGTGTCGATTTCTTCCGGATGAGCAAAGACCATCATATGCCAGTGCACGGTGCCGTCATGGTGAGGCTCCACCGTGCGGATGCCATACCAGCGCAGGCCGTCGCGGTTCAGTTTCTTGCGGACCGCCGCAAAAAACGTGTTAACCAGGTAATCGCTGGAGTCGCGCATGGTGGCCCCGTTCCATTTGGGATTCGGATGACCGTTCTCTGTTGTAGCGTGGTATTTTGACGGGCAGGTGACAGTCAGAAACACCGCTTTGTCGCCACGGGCTTCGGCCAGAAGTTCCAGCCCCTTCATGGTGGCCATCATTTCTGCCTTACGGTGAACCGGGTTACTTACTCCCGCGTAATACACTGTCTCGAGATCAATCGTGAACCCGTCTTCGTTTTCCAGCATGAAACTTTTCAGGAAATCGCGTGTTTTCTCGCGCTGTGCGCGAAACTCGCTTAACGCGTCCTGGCTCAGATAGGGCGATGTTTTTCTGGAAACCAGACAGGCGGCGCGGAGTTGTTCTTCTCTCCACTCGCAACGTAACAGCCACAGTTTGCGTTTCCACCATTCCGCACAGGTCAGGCGAAGGATTGCGCCCGGCAGCAGCTCCGTGTCCGGTTCGTTCCTCCGGTCTTTGTCTGTTGTCAGTGCGTCATAATGTGGAGGCATGGCGTGCAGGTGTAACGCCATGCGGGCCAGCATCTGATACGCCTTCAGCGTTACATCCATGGTCAGTTCGCCATCGGTCGCGCCAAAGCCATCGCAGAGTTTTTCGAAGGTGCTGCTGAACATCGCCGCCGTCATGGTGGCCAGCGTCTGTATCTGGTGTTTGTTGAGCTGCGGCAGGTAAAGCAAATCGTCCAGGCGTTCGCGTCCGGCAAGGGAGCGATAACCCTGTGTCAGCCAGCGGTGATCGGTGCGCTCCAGACGTTCGAATATTTTGCGCAGGTTTCCGCGCGCGTAGCGTTCAGCCTGCCAGCTCTTTTTGCCTTTCTGACGATCGGCTTCCTGTTTTTTGCGCAGGAAGGAGAGGTGGCGAATAAGCGGATCGCGCAGATAGGACGGCAGCAGGCGCAGCGAGGCCATGGCTTCATCCACCGCACCGCGTGCCTGTTTTCTGGCGTCTCCTGCCAGTGTGATGGTTTTGTCCTGTTTTTCCTGTGCGTCCAGGCTTTTATTAATCAGGTTGCCCAGCGGCGTTGCGGAGAACGCCGCATCAGCCATTTCCTGGCGGCGCTCGTTCTCTACCCGGTAGGCATCCAGCCAGGAGGAAAGCGCGGATTCAGGAGCGGGGATCCCCGTTCCTTCACGCCCCACTGCGTGGCGCGGTTGTTGCCAGTCCCTGATGTACTCTGCCGTCATAGTGATTTACTTCGTCATGCCATTCAGGGTGTCGCGGCAGGCTGTAGCCAGCCGCTGAATTTCCAGCACGGTGTCTTCTGTGTCGGCATGGCGATGTGTGATGCGGATGCTGTCGGCAATCACATCGACGATTGCAGAGGATGGGCGCTGGTAAATGCCAATAACGGACGGGGTGCCACCTTCAATGCGGTAAAGCCTGTAATTTCCCTCGTGGCTGTCAATCATGTAGCGACCATCAATAACAATCTTTCCGTCAGCGAGCTGCGGTACAGGCAGGGATTTCTGGTACATGTCATAACGATCACGCACGCGAGCGGCAAGATCACGTTCTGTGTTGAGCAGGTATTCAAGAAAGTCGTTGGCGAGAATCATTGCGGCAATCCTCTTGTTACAGATGTGCGAAGGCCTCCCGCCGCAAGGTGCAGGAAAGGCCCGGAACAGGAATTAATGGAGTTTGTTTTGCTGCTGGATGAGCTGTTGAAGCTCGTGCAGATCATCCGCCAGATAGCTGAAAACAGAGGCGGAATAAATGTTTGATAGTGCGTGGCTGCGCTCATGCAGCATATTGATGTGCATGATTTGCGCGACGCGTGATGCGCGGGAAAGTCTGCGGTTGATTTCAGTCTGGATGTGACGACGCTCCGCGATAGCGCGGTGTGGTTTGCGGTTTGCCATGGTGTGGCCCCTTGTGTAGTAAGTTGTGAAAACTCACCATCCAGAGCTGCGAAACTGTGGGTGGCGAGACGTACGAGGTTCGCAGTACCGGCTACACAAGAACCCGGCCCGACCGAAGTCGGCCCCGTACGCCCCGCCATAATTCTGACGCGAAAAAAACGTGGCAATACAGTACGCACAAAAAAACCGCTGGCGCGGTTGTGCGCTTGTGTAGTCAGCAGGCTGCGAAACCCGACACCCGTTTTGTGAGGTGCAGCGGAAATGTAACCTGACTGATTGCGGCATGGCAAGCGGTTTTTTTGTGTGTGCATGTTCTGGTTTCTTACTGGTTCAGAAAAAAATCAAAAACCTTGTCAATGCGTTGCAGCAGCTCTTGCTGTATTGCTTCCGGTGTTTCCGGTTCGCCTGGCGCCTTCAACGTCGCGCAGAAATCAGCGATTTCATGATGGAGCGTCAGGCGAATGGCAGGAGCCGTGGTTCTGGCGTGCTCCAGCTCATCCAGCAGTGCCAGCACGGCAGACGGCGAGAGCATTGCGCGAAATGCCAGTAATTTTTGAGGCGTTGCCATTCGTTGCAGGGCAAATGCCAGTTCGCGTAGCTTCTGGTGGTTGATGGTGCTCATGTTCTGGCTTCCTTCAGTAGCTGGTTAAACATGTGAGTAAGTGGATTGCTACACCCGAACGGCATCGGGTTTACGTGGTAAGAAGCCTGGCCTCCAGTTTTGCGAGCGCGACCACCTGTGCTGCGGTTTGTTCTGATGACTAAGCCGCTGCGCCAAAGTCGGCGTAACTCAGCATTAATAGCTGTGGTTGGGGTGTTCAGTGCTGCGGCGATTTCTCCGCCGCTACAACCCGGATGTGTAGTGATGTAGTCCAGAATGGTCATTTGCGTGGCTCCTGTACCTGTCGGATAAGATTCACCCGCGCCACGTTGGTGGCGCAGAAGTAAGTGCCGTCAGTGAGGTAGATGTGGTGTGCATCCTTTTCCGAACGATGTTTGTCGATAGTGGTAATCAGGCGTTCGTCGACCTCGTATTCGCGCCCTCTGGAGGTAAAGCGAATGATGGGAAAATGCTTAATTGCCATTGCGCCCCCTTTGTCCAGTAACCCTATGCGTGAAATACGGCACGTTGCGCGTCATCAATGAATACAGCTTGAGATCGTTCTATCAGGCGGAGATTTGTCAGAAGCTCTGACTCTTTTGTGTGGTAAGGCGTTATCAGGTAGTTGCCGTGCAGTTCGGCAATAATGGTGTATTGCGTCATTATTGCCGAACCAAGAATGTAAATGCGGCGTCCAATGCTGGACGGATTCATGGCTGCAACTGTTGACTGTGTTTTAAGAGTGTCGATTTCTTTGCCCTGTTCCTCAATAATTTTGGCTGCTTCAGAGGTGGCTATTGCGATGGTCAGTGCGTAAAGCGCTGCCATATGTTGATTATCTTTCTGGGCTGCCCTGGACAGCTTGTCTTGCTCTGCTGACACTATTTTTAATGTATTGATAATATTTTTTCTTTTGCGTTCATTTTATATCTCCGTTATTTACGTGTGCGAATACCTCCGCGAATGCGGATAGTTTTCAGGTTTTCGGGTTTAATCTGGTGTTTTGTTTAAGCTATTATTTGTCAGTGAAAAAGCGTTCAATCTTTTTTACTGAATGAATAATTCGCATAATCCCAATGGCGCAGGCCACCGAAATAATCAGAACAAGCCATGAGATAAATATACTCATGCGATATTCCCCAGCTTATACGGTTCAATGTGTTCCCCGCATTCTGCGGCACAGATCAGCTCGGAAAGTTCGTTCAGTGCATCCAGATCATCAGCGTAAAAAGCAACGTCATACAAACTCCGGATTGCCCTGGTCAATGAGTCACGGGCTGCATGTTCAGCATGAGCGCCTGATGCACTTAAGCGAAAATAAAATCGTTCAAGTGCTTTGTTAATGAGAGTTTTATATTCTTTGCCCATCGCAACGCCCTTTAATCTGCTTTCTGAATTTCAGCTTCTGAATCCATACAAATAATTTCGATATAGGGTTCATCGCCATTAACCTGACGTGCCTTTTCAGCTTCGCTAATGATTTCTCGTACGGTCTGGTACGGAAGCTCCACAGTCAGGCGCGTACCGTTCAGATAAACGTAAGTAGCTGCGTTTTTTTCGGATGGAACAACTCCGTCAATGGCTGATGCGCGTAATAACAGTTCACCGCGAAAATCAATAAAACGGATAAATACACCTTGTGCATGCTCTTTGGTCATAAAGCACCTGTTATAAATCAGCCTGTTTAATAAAACTTTGCCCGCGAAGCAGACGATCAACCGTGCGAAGTGCTTCGTATAATGTGAAATCCTGCCCGAAGTGATTGTCGCCGCAGTTCAATGCAAAAATGCGGTTTCCGGTAAACGGATTGCGTGGGCATTTGTGGACCACGATTCCAGCTTTCTCAATCAGCCAGGCATGCTCGCCGATTTGTTTTACAGCGTGGCCATCCGGTGTTGCGTGCGTCTCGTTCAGGTTATAGCGACTGTTACTACGTGATGCACTGGTAGCGACGTGGTGTACATGGCGTTCTACGCCATTACGAAATTTGGAGTATGGATTATTAGCGTTTTTTTTCATGATGGTGCTCTGTTCATTGTTTTAGCTGTTAGCCAAAGCGTCTTTTAACATCGCCACAAGGTTTACTTCAGGCTTTTCCATTTTGGCGCGTTTGGGGCGGATAATAATTCGACCGTCAGCCAACATCTTTTTGCATGTATTAAGAGGGATACCTGTTATCTCTGCATATTTCTGCAGGGATACATAGGGGGCATTCACATTGATATTGATGGTTATACCTGACATCCCACTAGCCTCCTGATCAGGAAGATTTGTTTTGTTCTTTCTGGGTTAGCTCTAGGCCGCGAAGGAAGATCATGCGCGCCATGTTAGAGGATGAGCGTTGTTCTTTAGCTGCCATTTCATCAATGACGGCTCGCTCCTCGAGGGACAGCCGAAGTGCCAGTCTTGGACCTGTGGCGGTGTTACGCGGAATGCGTGATCTGGTATCGTGAAGAACTTGTTTCATAGTGGTATATTGTGATCATCTAATAGCTCGTGAAATCATTTTGGTATCAAAAAAGATACCTGTCAAGGTTTTTGTATGAAAAATGATATTGGTCAGCGGTTGCGTGAGGAAAGGGAAAGATTGGGACTTAGTCAAGTTGCCATGAGCGACATTGGTGGAGTCAAAAAGCTAACTCAGCTTAGATATGAGAAAGGAGATAGCTTTCCTGATGCTGCGTATTTGGCAGCGCTGTCTCGTTTTGGCCTTGATGTTCAGTATGTTGTGTTGGGAATTCACTCACCTGAAACTTATAACGATGATGAGCAGGAGTTGATTACTCGCTTTCGAGCAGCTTCGTTAGATGTGAAAAACGCGGTGATTGGGGCTTTAAAAGGTGCGATCAGTGAAAAGGAAACTCAGCCATCAGGACGTGAGTTAAATATTTCTGGTGGTAAAAACCGTATCGCTGGTCGTGACTATAACGAAACTAAGGGTAGGTGATAGTAGGGAGGTGACATGGCCGTCAACTCAAACGGTTCAAACAATCGCGTTGCTGGGCGTGATTTTCACGAAAAGAATATTCAGATAGAGCGATATGATGGTTCTCAGACCGTCAATATCGCAATCCCTTCGAATAATGATGATGACGATCGCCCTTTGCTTAAGGCTCAGCGTAAGGAGCTAAATAGCTTGGTTGCTGCTATTGCAGAAGCTAGCAATACTGAAGCGTTTATTATTTGGCAAAAAGTACATGCGGAGATTGGTGTAGCTGGTATTGATGATATGACAGTAAATCAATATAAAACAGCGGAGAGTTTTCTGCATGCAATGCTTGAGCGATGTAAAGATCATGATGCCTGTAAGGCTCTTGTAAGTTTATTACTACGTAACAGTGAAGACTGTGGACTTCGACAAAAACTTCTGCGGTATTGCCATATCAATTTCGGTACAGGACGTTTAAACGATCTTACTCGTTCTCAGTTACAGTCTGCATTGTCGTGGTTAGAGCAACAATCGGCATCAAGCCACACAGAGAGTTCGACCTTACCAGAAGTCCGACTTCGTGCTTCAGAATTAATCCGACTTTATCCAAAAGAAATAATATTCTTTATCTGCGTAGGGGTTTTGGTAGGCGGTGTCATTTCTAGGGCGTTTTTTAATTTGTAATCTTACTTGAGCTAAATTGAGGTAATGATATGAAAGTAAAAAAGGTTCAACTATTAGTTACTTTTTTATCTATGTTTTCTTTTTCCGCCCTCGCAATGCCTTTTAAAACTATTGAACGTGAGAGTTTCAATGGGGTATGGCCATTTAATACTGATGAGGTTCAATTACAGTGTCTTGATGGTAATCCTTATGTGATGAATTTTGACGATAATAAGTTATATGCGCTTACAGGTTTGGCTCGAATAAAAGGTAAAACATTTGGTGCGTTACCGTTAGATAACAATAATCCATTTTGGCTAGATAATGATGCCGCCCCAGGGTTAAAAAAGAGTCTGGGGGATGTCACTAAGGCTGCATTTGATTTATGTGATAAGTAACTAAAATGTCGGTTCGTAAGATTCCATCAGGTAAATGGCTTTGCGAATGTTATCCCTACGGGGCATCGGGAAAACGCATACGTAAACAGTTTGCGACAAAAAGTGAGGCGCTCTCTTATGAGCGCCGTTTAATGAATAGTAGAGTTGGAGACGAGTTTCAAGATGGTTCTGGTCCTCGTCTTTCTGAGTTGATTGCTCGTTGGTTTGAGATGTACGGTAAAACCTTGTCCTCTGGTGCAGAGCGCAAAGTCAAACTTGAGGCGATTTGTTCCAGGCTGGGAGATCCATTTGCTTCTCAGTTTGACAAAAATATGTTTGCTACTTATCGGGAAAGAAGGCTATCTGGAGAATGGAATCCCAAGGGGAAGAAAAAACTTAGTGAAGCAACCGTTAATCGCGAGCAGTCATATCTACATGCTGTTTTTGCCGAACTGAAGCGCCTTGGGGAGTGGTCTGGTGAAAACCCCCTGACTGGTATTCGCAAGTTTCGTGAGGAAGAAAAGGAACTGGCGTTTCTGTATGTAGATGAGATTGAGCGCCTTCTGATTGCGTGTGATGAGTCACGGAATAAAGATTTGGGGGTTGTTGTCCGTATTGGGCTTGCGACGGGTGCTCGGTGGAGTGAAGCAGAAGGATTAAAGCAATCTCAAGTACTGCCCGGTCGAATCACATTTGTTAAAACTAAAGGAAAGAAGAACCGCACTGTACCGATTTCACCTCAATTGCAGGCTATGCTTCCTAAAAAACGAGGAGCGCTATTTTCACCATGTTATGAGGCTTTTGACGCTGCAATTAAGAGAGCGAAGATCGAGCTTCCTGATGGGCAATTAACTCATGTGCTACGTCACACGTTTGCCAGTCATTTTATGATGCGGGGCGGAAATATTCTTGTGTTGCAAAAAATACTGGGGCATAGCGATATAAAAATGACTATGCGTTATGCGCATTTTGCTCCAGGTCATTTAGAGGCTGCTGTTGAATTGAACCCTTTTGACAATAGAGGGTAA